TGAGATCGCGTACGCAGAGGTGCAGCTGCTGCTGCGGCTGGTGCGAAACGTACAGCGTGCAGCAGATCAAGGCGTGACCGTGCGAGTCGCGGAAGGCAGAGACGATGAGTAGTCGGCTTGCCTCGGCCAAGTGGGGCTTCCATGGCTAGGCCAATTGGACCCCTTGCGCGCCGCATCCTGGCGCGGCTGGCTGCACACCCGTCTACTGCGGCACAACTCGCCGACGCGTTCAAGTTGCCGGTACGAGAGGTGGTCGTGTCCTGCTACAAGCTGCGCGTGGCCGGCCGCATCTTCGTGACCTCGACAGTCCGCGAGGGCGGATCGTGGCGACCCGTCGCGGTGTACTCCACGCAACCACCTCGGCCATGGGTGCCGTCGATCGTGCTGCATCACAGGACAGGTACGAGCTGATGGCACGCGATCTCTTAGGTCGGGCGCCAGTCCAGGCTCAGTCCCCGCGTCGACCGGCTCAGCAAGAGACCCGGGAGCGAGCGCACGTGCGAGACCCTCCTGCGCTCGGACGCGGACCGCCAGGTCCGGCCGAGTACTTCCAATGCGGAACGCGTAACTACAGCCGTGATGAGCTCAAGCGCCTCGTCGACTTCGAAGGCGCATGCCGGCGGATGCCTGACGACGATCTGATCATCGTTGTCGAGACGACCGACGGCCGCTCGCATGCCTACCTAATTGCGCTTCCGCGCAACCACCCGTCAAGACTGGACGCCACTGGGCGCCCGGATCCCGCTCGCCAGCCCTTCTGGCGGCATGGAGAGGTCATGCATATCAAAAAGCAAAGTCAGCCGCCTTAACCGGCCGCAGCCGAGGGACGAAGAGGCTGAATACGCGGTTATCCCTCGGTGTAGTGCCCCAAACCGATCCCAAGGGGCAGCGTGGGTGCGAAAGGCTAGAGCGCGGGTAGGAGTGCCTGTACGGGCGCTGACAGTCTGGCCGAGTCCTGGGGCGTACATCCGCCAGGACGCCCTGATGCATACCGTCGGCTCCGGCGAGGCAAATGCAAGGGTGGGCATTGCTCCTGTTATCCACAGGCGGGTAGGGGGAGCTCTGCCCATTCGCACCCATCTCACCAACGAAGCAATGATCGAAACCTCTCACCTGCTGAGATATCACATGACAGCATTTACTCTGAGCATGCAAGAAAATTCCGCGAGCGCGGGCCGAAAATCCACGGCGGAAGGCCCGGACTTCGCAGCGTTCTGGTCTGTTTGGCCGAGGAAGGTCTCCAAGAAGGATGCGGAGCGGGCATGGTCCAAGCTGAAGGCGCGACACCGGCAAGCAGCTATCGCGGCCGTGCCGAAGCATGTGCAGTTCTGGAACGCGACGAGAGCCGCTGCCCAGTACATTCCGCACGCGGCGACATGGCTAAACGGCGCGCGGTGGGAGGATGAGATCGAGATTCCCGCCGCCCGGACAACGCCACAGCCGGCGCGAGGGCCGGCGTGGTGGACTTCACACGCGCTGATGGACCAGAAGGGGCGTGAGGTCGGCATAGGGTCGGCGCGACCGGGAGAGTCTGCGGAGCAGTACCGCGCGCGGATACAGCAGGCTCTCGTCGAGCGCGAGCGATATGGCGGTCAATCATGAGCAGCCTGCAGCGTATTCGTTGGGTTCGTGAGCGCCTCGATCGGTGGGGTGCATGGCAACTCGTCGGCACGTCCCGGACTGGAGCCTCAGTGCTGGGCCGGTTGTCCGACGCGGCGGCGAAAGGAGGGCGCAAACGCTCCACGGTTCCGTTTGACGATATCGAATGCGGTCTGACGGATCGTGCGGTCGCTCAGTTGCCGAAGGAACTGAAGTCCGCCGTCTCGACCTGGCACACGGAGGAGGGGACGCTCGAGGGTATTGCCGAGCTGCTCGGCGTGTCGAAGATCACACTGCAACGGCGGCTCGCTCACGCGGACCGTCGCATCGAGGAGTGGTTCAGGGCGCGCAAAGCGCATGCGGAGCGCGTGGCCGTAACAATTGGAATTAGGTGATGTAGCCGAGCCCCTCCTAGAATTCGCTACATTCCTGCGGAGCTCGCGTCAAAAGCGCTCCACCATCAAGGCCCGGCCCTCACGCCGGGCCTTTTCTTTTGGTGCTTCCATGCCTGTAGCTCGTCCTCGTCCTTGCCTGCATCCGGGGTGTGCAGCGCTCGTTCGCGGCGGCGGCTACTGCGAGCGGCATGCGCCAGCCCAGCAGGAAGCCGCCCGCGAAAAAGATCGCGAGCGCGGAAGCGCCGCCAGCCGGGGGTACGGTCATCGCTGGGCGAAGACCAGCCAGGGCTTTCTGCGAAACAACCCGTTGTGTTGTGAATGCTCTGCACGGGGCCGGGTGACTGCAGCAGAAGTTACTGACCACATCGTGCCGCACCGGCTGGCGGAGGCGCTGGCGTCCGAGGATGCCGAGCGCATCTTCGCGGCCCGCGCTTTGTTTTGGGACCGCAGCAACTGGCAGCCGCTCTGCTGGCGTTGCCACTCGCGCAAGACTGCGCGAGAAGACGGCGCGTTTGGCAACCGGCGGCGGGGCGGGCCTGCGAATTCGATGCACACGTCTGCACGGGGCGACCCGGGAGGGGTAGGGGGGGCGAAAGTCACGGCAAAACGCGCCGGGACCGAGCGCCCAGCTGCATTTTTATGGGAAAGGTTCGGAAAAGGGGGGGAGGGGTGAAATAGCAGCCCCTCTGACGCATCGAAAGCACAGTAAACGCTTCGCGTGATCCCTCATCAACATTTGGAGTCACGATGGATCAGAAAAAGCCTCCCCTGGGGGTCATTCATGGCGGGGGTGGGTCCGAGGCATGGCGCTCGCCGAGATTCGGCGTTGACCTGCCGACGCCACCTCCTTCGATCAAAGTCGATGCCGAATGGCGGCGCATCTACCTCTGGTTGTGTGACCAGCTGATCGCCAGCAAACGCGACATCACTGCAGCGGGCATGCAGCTCACGTTGCTGGTCGAGTGCATTCGCGCATGGGTGTCGGACCGCGCGCTGTGTGAAAAGGAAGGCCGTTACGCGATCTCCGAAAACGGAAATCGCTACGAGCTGCCGCACAGCTACAACGAGCGTAAGAACGCCGAACAACTTAAACGGGATCTGCCTGAAGCATGTATGACGGTAATGTCTCAAGTCGAGGCGCGGCTCAAGGAGAGCAAGATCGGGGAGGGCGGCCAGGACGATCTGTTCGGCGATCTCGTCGAGCACGGCCGAAGCCGCCCAAGCGCCGCCTGAAGCTCATTCCTCCCGAGGAATCCTGGGAGACCTGGGACCGCGAGTACGGCGTGCCAGTCCTGCGCGGCGAGCTGGTGGTGGGTGAGCTGGTGATGCTGTCCGTCGAGCGGCACTACCGGGATTTGCAGACGTCTGCAAAACGCGGCTTGTACTTCAGTGCCGCGCACGGTTGGCATATGATCGAGTACATCGAAAAGTATTTCGTTCATGTGAAGGGGCGGCTCGCAGGCCAGCCCATCCTGCTGGACCCGTGGCAGAAGTTCTGGACTGCCGTGCTGTACGGTTGGCGCAGGACCGGAACCGGGCGTCGGCGATTCACCCGCGCCTATGAGGAAGTCGCACGCAAGAACGGCAAGTCGACATGGAAGGCACCGCAGGGTGCCTACCTATTCATGATGGATGGGGAGCCAGGCGCGGAGGTTTACGCTGTGGCGACGACGCGAGAACAGGCCATGACGGTATTTCGGCCTGCCTTCGAAAACTTCCGGCGTTGGGCGAGGAAGTCGGCGGGCGTGAAACGCTCGTTCCGAATCTTCGAGGGGCAAAACCAAGAGCGCATCGAAGCGGGCGCGTCCGTTTTCAAGCCAATAGCCAGCAACGCAGACGCCCAGGACGGCTTTAACCCTTCAGCGGTGCTGTACGACGAGCTGCACGCGCAGCGATCGCGGGAGCAGTGGGATGTGCTCGAGTCGGGGTTCGGTGCGCGCGAGCAGCCGTTGCTTTCGGCAATCACCACGGCGGGCTTCATCCTTGACGGCATCTGTACGGAGGTGCGTTCGTACCTTATCTCGGTGCTTCGAGGCGAGCGGGAGGATGACAGCTTTTTCGGCTATGTCTACACGCTTGATTCCGGTGACGACCCATTTGACGAGGAGGTGTGGGTAAAGGCGAATCCTGGCCTGGGTCGGTCAAAGGCGATTGACTATATGCGGGACATGGCGCGCAAGGCGAAGGCGCTGCCATCGGCGCTGGCCAACTTCAAAACGAAGGACCTGAACCTCTGGTGCAACGACGCCGAGGGCTGGCTCGACCTGACCCAGTGGGACCGAGGCGCTGCCGCTGTGACGATTGAGCAACTGCGGGGCCGGAGGTGCTTCGGTGGTCTGGATCTTTCATCCACGCGAGACCTCACGTCGTTCGCTTTGGTGTTCCCGCCGACTGACGATGACCCGCGCTGGTACGTGCTGGTGTGGTACTGCCCGAGGTCCAAGGTCGAGGAGCAGTCCAAAGCCGACGCCGCGCCTTACGGAAAATGGGAGGCGGGCGGCTCGCTGGTGGTGACAGAGGGCGAAGTCGTCGATTACCGACCCATGCAGGAGCAGGTGTTGTGGGCGGCGCAGACCTTTGACCTGGCCGAGCTGGCATACGACACGTGGAACTCGACGCACCTGACCAATGAACTTGCGGATGAGGGGGTCAACTTAGTTGAGGTGCCGCAGAACACGCACGGAATGTATCCCGGGTCCAAGAAGCTCGAGGAGTTGGTGTACAGCGGGCGTCTGATCCACGGGGGCAATCCGGTGCTGCGGTGGGCGGCGGGCAACGTCGCCCTCCTCTACGACTCCAACGGCAACTTTCGTCCAGATAAGAAGCGGTCCAAACAGAAAGGCCGGATCGACCCGATCGTTGCGGTCGTCATGGCTCTATCACGCGCGAGTGCGCACAACCAGCAGGACCTGTCTGACTTCCTGCGCAACCCGATCGTGTTCTGATGAAAATCTCAATGAAGGCCGCCGCATCTTGGTTGGGGAGGGTAATAAGCCTTCGCCAGCCAGGATTCTGGCGTTACTACGCGTCCACGACGAACTATTCAGGCAAGAGCGTATCTGCCCAGACGGCGCTGCAGCTCGATGTTGTCTGGGCCTGCGTGAAGCTGATCTCGCAACTGGTGGCGACGCTTCCGTTATCGGTGTATGAGAAGAAGGAGGGCCGACGGCGAAGCGCGAGCGAGCATTGGCTGCACAAGGTCATAGCGGCAGCGCCGAATGCCGACATGACGGCGGCGGATTTCTGGGAATCGCTGCTGACGTCCATTCTGCTTTGGGGAAATGCGTACGCGCTGATCGTGCGCAATGGCGTCGGAAAGATCATCGCCCTCGAGCCGTTGCGGCCGGAGCGCATGGCACCGAAGCTGCAGCGCGACGGGTCGATGCTATTCGTCTACGTCGATCAGAATGGTCATCGGTTTGAATACAGCGAGCTCGAGATCCTGCACCTGAAGGGCTTCACCCTTGACGGCCGGATGGGGCTGTCTCCGATCTCTTACGCGCGTCACACGCTGGGCGCGGCAATGGCGCAGGAGGAAACGGCCGCCACCATATTCAACCACGGACCAGGTTCTCACCAAGTCGAATCGCGAGGAGGTGCGTGAGAGCGTCGTCACTCAGGTCGCCAGCGGTTCGGAGTCGGGGCGAACGCTCGTGCTTGAGGCCGGTATGAAGTACGCGCCGGTCGCGATGAACCCGGAGGACGCTCAGCTCTTGCAGAGCCGGGCTTTCTCCATTGAGCAGTTGTGCCGGTGGATGTGCAACGTGCCGCCGGTCTTGATTGGCCACGCCGCCCAAGGTCAAACGATGTGGGGCTCGGGTGTTGAACAGCTGTTGATGGGCTGGAAAGTCACGGGGCTTAACCCGCTGATTATCAAAATTGAACAGGCGCTCAACGGCCTCTTTCCTGCCAACGAGCGGGAACGGTATTACGTCAAGTTCAGTTTGCAAGCGTTGCTTCGCGCGGATGCGAAGGGCCGGGCGGCGCTGTATGCGTCCGGCCTACAAAACGCCTATCTCAGTCCGAACGAGATCATTGAGCTGGAGGACGGAGAGCCGTACGAAGGGGGTGATCGACATTTCGTGCAGGCGAACTTGGTGCCGGTCGATCAGATCGGGAAGGAGGACGCGACGCAGGGAAAAGCGCGCGAGGCGCTGCTTGATTGGCTGGGGAGACCCAAACAGGAAACTCACGATGAAACGTAAAAACGCGTCCTTGAAGATCAGGGACTTCAATCTCGAAATCAAGGCCGTCAGTGATGACGGCCTTTTTTCTGGCTACGGCAGCGTATTCGATGTGGTCGACACCTATGGCGAGGTGGTCGAGCGCGGCGCGTTCACGGAGACGCTCGCCACGATCGCCGCCAAAGGTCGCGCCGTGCCCGTGCTGTGGCAGCACCGTAGCGGCCAGCCGATCGGTGTTTACACGGACATGAAGGAAGACAGCCACGGCCTCTGGGTCGAGGGCCGTCTGCTCAAGGACGAAGTCCAGCAGGCCAAGGAAGCGTACGCGCTCCTGCGGGCCGGCGCCGTATCGGGGCTCTCCATCGGCTACTACGTGCGCGACGACTCGTTTGACCAGAAGGCGGGCGTCCGCCGGCTTAAGCAGCTCGAGCTGGTCGAGGTCAGCCTCGTCACGTTTCCGGCGAACGAAGAGTCGCGCGTTGACGCGGTCAAGTTCGCACTCAGTCAGGGCACCTTGCCCGATCTTCCGGGATTTGAGCGACTCCTGCGCGAGGCAGGGTTCTCCAAGTCCCAGGCCGTGGCCATCGCGAGCCACGGATTCAAGCATCTGCTCCGGAGCGAGTCCGAGGGCGGGCTTGTGACGGACCTGCAGCCGCTCGCCGAGCAGCTGCGCAACTTCACTCTCCCCCAACTTTGAAGGGAAAACTATGCAATCCAATCTGTCTGAACAAGGCGCGCTGATGGGCGCGGTGGCCGGCGCGATGGGCGAAATGGCTCGCAAGAGCGGCGGCGCCGGCAATGATCCCGAGCGCCTCGAGATCAAGAGCCTGCTCGAGGACCTGGCCAAGCGCGACGAGACGATCAAGAAGTTCGCTGAAAAGGCCGGCGAAGAGATCAAGACGCTGGGCAAGATCTCGGCCGAGACCAAGAGCGCTCTTGAGAAGTTCGCCAGCGATGGTCTTGAAGTGCAGCAGCGTCTGTTCGATCTGGAACAGAAGATGGCCCGTCGCGGCGCCGCCGAACAGCCCCAAGTCAAGACCTGGGGTGAGGTCGTCGCCGAGTCCGATGGTTACAAGAGCGTCGCCGAAGGGCGCGCAGCTCGGTCCGGCCGGATCGCAGTCAAGGCGGTCACGAGCACCGTGACGTCCGCGGGCGTCATGGTTCCTGCGGACCGGCTGCCGGGCGTGGTTGTGGCTCCGCTGCGTGAGCTGGTAGTCCGCGACCTGCTCCTGCCGGGTCGCACGACCAGCAATTCGGTCGAGTATGTGCGCGAGGACGTGTTTACGAACAACGCCGCAGCGGTGGCCGAGGGTGCGCAGAAGCCTGAAAGCGACATCACGTTCGAACTCGCCAATGCTGGCGTCAAGACGATCGCCCACTGGATCCCGGCCAGCAAGCAGATCCTCGACGACGCGCCGCAACTGCAGTCCTACATCGACATGCGGATGCTGTACGGCCTGCAGCTCAAGGAAGAGCAGCAGATCCTGCTGGGCGATGGTACTGGCGCCAACATGCTGGGCATCATCCCCCAAGCTGCGGCTTACCAGGTGGCGCGCAACAAAGATGGCGACACGATGATCGACGTGGTGCGGCACGCGTTGCTGCAGGTTCGGCTTTCGCTGTATCGGCCCAGCGCCATCATCATGCATCCGGAAGAGTGGGAGGCGATCGAGCTGACCAAGGACAAGAACGGGAACTACATCTGGTCGAATCCGACGCTCTACAACGGCAAGAACCTGTGGGGCTATCCGGTCGTGGAGTCGATGGCGATGGCTCCTGGCGATTTCCTGGTCGGCGCATTCAACGCCGGCGCGCAGCTGTTCGACCGCGAAGATGCGACGGTCGAGATCTCGGCCGAGGACCGCGACAACTTCATCAAGAACATGCTGACGATTCGCGCCGAAGAGCGGGCGGCGTTGGCCGTTTATCGCCCGGCGTCGTTCGTGCATGGCACGTTCCCGTCGACGGCGGTCGCTCCGCCCTCGGGCGAGTAATTGGGAATCAACGCGACAACATGGAGGGCGGCGGCTGAGCCGCCGCAGCAACGATGAAAGCAATCGCACTCAGCACGTTCGAGAACGAAACCGAGGGCCTGGTACGTCGTGGGACGGTCTTGCAGGACCTTGACTCCCGCCGCTTCAAGGCCCTTCAACTTGCCGGCCTGGTTGATGAGGAGGGAGCCGGCCGCAAGAAGCTCGAGGCCGGTCAGGTGCTGCCGAAGCGCGCTCCGGGGCATGCCGACAAGAAGGCGCCGGAGCCGCAGAACAAGGGTCGCGGAGGAGCGCGCAATGGCGGGGGTACCTAACCTCGAGGAAGTGAAAGAACACCTTCGAATCGATGGCACTGAGTTGGATCGCATCCTCGGCCGCCTCTTAGCGGCGGCGATTGGAAGTGTGGCGCAGACGTTGGGGCGGCCGGTGCCGTGGACCGAGCGCAACGATCAGGGAGTTGACGTTCCGACGTGCCCCGACGCGGTCGCTGCTGCGATCCTCCTGCAGGTGGAAGCCCTTTACGGGCCGAAGGGTAGTTCTCCGGATGTGAACAGTCGCGCGGTACTGGCGCTGCTCACGCCTTATCGCATCAATATGGGGGTGTAGATGGACTATCCCGAGGCAGGCGAATTAGACAAGAGGGTGACTTTTCGCCGGCTGCAGCACATGCCCGCTGCGGGCGGTGGGTTGGCGGATGAATTCCCCGCTTCGTTTGATCGCTGGGCGAAGATCACGCCGGTCGGGACGGCAGCCTATCTGGCGGGGATGCAGATCGACGCCAAGGTGACGCATCGGATCGTGGTGCGCTTTCTCGAAGGGGTGGAGCGTGACTTTCAGATCGTGCACAGGAACGTCACCTATCGCGTCGAGCGCAGCGCACCCCTGAAGGGTGGTCGCGACTTTACCGTCTTCGAGGTGGAGATGTTGACCAATGGCTAAGACGTCTGGTGTTCGCGCCGGGTTGCATGTGGACGGTTGGGACAGCTTCAGGCGCCTGGACTTTGATCGCAAGGAGGTGCGCAAAGGATTCAGGCGCGTAGGGCGCCTTGTCCAAATTGCCGCGCGGAAGAGGATCCGGAAAGGTGCGGCTCTCCAAGACTATCCCGCCGGGCGCCGTGGAACGCTCGCGCGCAGCATCACCGTCAAGGTCAGTCGTCCGGGATTTTTTGTGCGCGTGGCACCGTTCAAGACGCCAGCTATGGGTGAGGATTTCTACCCTGCGTATCTCTTCTACGGGGTGACGGGCAAGCCCAGACGCAAGGACCGTCGGTCCCAGGCCAAGGATGGGAAGTGGCGCGTCAAGCCGCGCGGCAACTACATGACAGATGCTCTGGACGAGCAGACCGGCAACATCCGGTCAGTGCTCTCGTCGGCTCTGGCTCAAGCACTCAAGTAGGGGGGCGAAATGCAAATTTCTCCGGTGGTCGAGCACATAAGGAAGTACGTGCCGGCGTTTGAAGGTCGCGTAGCCGGAGGGCTGGACACTGATGTGGTGATGGGTTCGGCTCACATGAAGCCGCCGGCGGCATATGTCATCCAGACCGAGGACGACGCGGGTGATACGCAGTCGCAGACTTCTTATCTACAGGAGGTCCGGGACTCGATTGACGTTGTTGTGGTCCTTGCGTCCCAGGATGAGCAGGGCTTTCGCGACGCCGACCTATTGCACGAGATCCGGCGGCAGCTGCTGGTGGCGCTGGCGGGGTGGGAGCCTGACCCTGTATACGAAGGGCTGATCTACAACGGCGGCGACCTGGTGCGATTGGATCGTGCTCGCTGCGTTTACCGATTCTCCTTCTCTGCCGCCTTCACGCTCGGTCGTGCTGCCTACGACCAAGCGCCAGGTAAGCCGGCGGAAACGTGGGGGGAGTATCAACGAGATCGACTCGAGCCGTTTGCGGGCGTCACATTGCGTCTGGACGCAATTGATCCTATGGCCGATCCGAACCTCAAGAAGCCCGGCCCCGATGGCCGGATTGAACACGAAGCAAGAATGGAGCTGCCTCATGGCGAAACCTGAAATTCACGTGGTGCCCGCGCCGGGCCGGACCGTTCCGGATCCGGCGCGCGGTGATTACCTGCCCGCCGAAGGGCGCAAGGTGATGCGCGATCCGTACTGGATCCGCCGCATCGATGACAAGGATGTGACCGTTACGGAGCAAGGTGCGGTCAAGAAGGCAGGGAGCAGCAACAAATGATTTCCTTCAACTCCATTCCAAACGATCTGCGCGTACCGCTGTTCTATGCGGAGATGGATAACTCCCAGGCCAACAGCGGGACGACGCAGCTGCGGCGTCTCATCATGGCGCCGGTTAACGACAGCTCCACTGCGCCGACCGAGCTCGTCATCGCCAGCCAAGAAAGCGAGGTGCGCGCGTTGGCCGGTCTCGGTTCGCCGCTCGAGCAAGCGCTCGCCGCATGGCGGCGCTGCGATCCGATGGGCGAAGTCTGGATCCTGCCCGTTAAGCTGGAGGAAGGCACTGCCGCCGCCGGCCAGGTCGTCGTGACTGGCACGGCTACGGAATCCGGCGTGCTCAGCTTCTACGTCGGCGATGACCGCGTGCAGATCACGATCGCTAGCGGCATGAATGCTGCTGCGGTCGGTAGCGCGCTTGTTGCGGCGGTGAATGCGCGGGGCCTTAGCGTTCGCGCCACTACTGCTCCCGCAGAAACTGCGACGGTCGCGCTGACCGCCACCTTTAAGGGGCTGCTCGGAAACGACATTCGCCTCGGCATGAACCTTCGGGGCAGTGCTGGCGGCGAGCGAACGCCGGGCGGCCTGACGCTAGCTGTGACCCAGCCCACTGGCGGTGCGGGCGTTCCGGACGTGGAGGAGCTCCTCGCGAAGGTGGGCGATGCCGAGTTTGAGTTCGTGTTCCACACCTTCACGGACAGCGGATCGCTGGACGCGTTCAAGGTCTGGATGGATGACAGCGCCGGCCGTTGGTCGTGGGGGAAGATGCTGTACGGCCACGTCTACACGGCCCGACGCGGTACGGTGGGAGAGATGGTCACGGAGGGCCGCGCGCGAAATGACCAGCATCACACGATTCATGGATTCGAAGTGCAGACGTCTGCACCGGCGTGGAAAGTGGGTGCTGCCTATGCGGCCCGCCAGGCGGTGTTCATCTCCGCTGATCCCGCGCGTCCGACGCAGACCGGCGAGCTGACGGGGATTGCACCTCCCCCCGAGGGAAAGCGGTTCCTGTTGTTCGAGCGGCAGTCGCTGCTGTGGTCCGGGATCGCGACGTCGTACTGCACCGTCGACGGTGTGCGGATCGAGCGGGCGGTGACGACCTACCAGCGTAACGCGTACGGGCAGCCGGATGATTCTTACCTCGACAGCGAGACGATGCACCAGTCGGCGTACATCATCCGCTTCTTGAAGGGGCGCATCACGAGCAAGTATGGCCGTCACAAGCTCGCGAACGACGGTACGCGCTTCGGCGCGGGCCAAGCCATTGTGACGCCCAGCATCATCCGCAACGAGCTGATCGCAGCGTACAGCGCCCTCGAGCGGCAAGGCATCGTGGAGAACATGGAGGCGTTTCAAGAACACCTGATCGTCGAGCGCGATGCGCAGAACCCGAATCGCGTGAACGTCCTGTTCCCGCCGGACTACGTGAACCAGCTGCGCGTCGTGGCGCTGCTCAATCAGTTCCGGCAGCAGTACCCCGACGCCGCGTAAGCGCACACACGTGCAATCCAGGGCCCGCCAAGTGTGGGCCCCTTTTTTTTGGACAAGGAGTTAGTCATGGGCCAGAAGGTAGCCGGCACCGTCTATTTCAAAGTGGACGGCGAGCAGCTTGAAGTTACGGGCGCGGTGGAGGCGCCGACCACAGACAGCACCCGAGAGAGCCTGCGGCCGGGGTTCTTCTCGGAAACCGACCGCGTGCCGTACGTGAAGGTCGACGCATTGTTTACGCCGGGCTTTCCGATGAAGAAGCTGCAAGATGCGACCGATATGACGGTAACCGCCGAATTCAAGAACGGACGCACCTATGTGCTCTCGGAGGCCTACCAAGTCGGAGAGCCGGTAGTGAGCGGTGATGACGGCAAGATTCAACTGCAGTTCGACGGTGTTAAGGGGGTGTGGCAATGAGCGATGAATACGTCCTGGCCAGCCCCATCAAGGCCCACGGGGAGGACTTGAAGGTCCTCACCCTGCGTAGTCTGACGCCGGCGGATGCGCGGGCTGTGAAGGCGCTGCCCTACCACGTGGCGGCGGATGAGTCCGTCCGTATCGACACCGATGCGGCGGCGAAATACATCGTCCGTATGGCCGGAATTCCGCTCGGTTCGGTCGATCAACTCAACTTGGTGGACTTCAA